TAATACCATACATAAACATAAGATTGCAAATATAGATAAAAACAACATTGTATGCAAATATATATTTTCACTCATAATATTACACCTTTTCTAATATGGTAATTGTTCTTGTTCTATGATTTGTAGATTGATTAAAACCGATTGTTCCACGTAATTTCCAACCATCTTTCTTAGCCCACATTGGAATACGAGTATCTAACCATACAAGTATACCACCACTTTTAAGTATCTTAGAACATTCACGTATTACTACTTTCTTACGAGGATGTTTACAACCATACTTTTCTGAATCTGTTTTTTCATATGGTGGATCTGCTAAAATTATTTGAACATCACCAACATTAAACAATGATGACAGTTCTTCAGCATTTCCCACAATATCAGGATTAAGTTCGCCATTTATATCAATTGTAATCTCATTTGGTTCTTTTTCTACTACACCACTAAATACATGCAACACTTTATATTGTTCATAATTTGGAAACATTAATCTAATACGTTTTAAATAATTTACTGGATAAGATCCATAATACGTATTTTTATGTTTATAATTTTGACCTCCCAACCAATAACCATAAACAATGTTATTGTGTTCCATTAATGCTGCATATATTCCTTTATTATCATTAAAATAATTAATATCAATTATACTCATAACTCTTCACTTATAATAAATCTAGTTTCAAATCTATCCCGAAGTTTACGTTTTCTACTCAAAGATAAATCTTTACAAAATTTACAATTTCCCATACATAATACTGCATACGGATGATAAATCTTAGGCATTTTTTTTAATACTTTTCTTTTATTATAAAATCGTTTCGTTCTAGATATTTTACACCTTTTTAATAAAATCTTTTTATATTACAATATTTATCAAACATAATGCATATCGAAGATGTAACATTATAATAAATACTATTATAAATACAACTAAAGATGATGCAATGTTATATCGCTCTATAACAAAATTAAACAATTTATTACATTCTACTGTAACACAATCATCATTTTTAAACTTTATATATGAAAATAACATATGAACTATAAATGTTAATATAAAACTTAATATCAATGTTGAAATAATTACTATTATCATAATATTAAAACAATGTTACTTGTTCCTCTCTAACTTTATATTTTTTATACATCTTTGTTATTTCCTTTTGATCAATAATATTTCTATCATTTATCAGTTCTTGTAACATACGAATTTTAAACGTTTGTTGTGTATTACATAAATCATTATAATAATTACCATATACTTCTAATAAAAATTTAGATGATATACACAATCGTATAGCTTCAATTGGAATCCATTCTAATACAAGTTTATCATATTTTGGTTTAAATTTTTTTTTATATTTCCATCCTTGTGCATATGACATAGATATTAATTTCTTATATAATAATGCTCTATAAATATCCATATGAATAACAAACTTATATTTATCAATCTCACTAGATAAATCTTCTCTCATTAATAATAATGCCATCACTTCTTTATCTTTTAAATCGGACATATATCCATATCCTTTTACAATTGATGGTATTGTTTTAAACGGCATTTAAATCAAACTCTGAAAAATTATAATTCTTTTTATATATTCGTTGTATAGATTAGTTAAGTAATTATTATTGATAGAACTCATCTAAATCACTTTCAATTTCAGCTCTACACATATTATAATCACATTTGTTTATAGTATCAACATAAGTAACATTACAATCATCCCACTCCATATTTTCATATAACCATTCTTTAAGCTCATCTTCGTTGCTAATAAAATAATTATATTCATCTATATAATCACATTCATTATTACATTCACCAATAGACACCAAATATTTCATACGTGATTCAGCAATATATTCAGTATCAATTTCCCATATTTCATTATTTTCAAATTTTAAATATAAATACTTGATTACATCATTCATATTATAACCTTTTATATCCAATTAACTTCTCTAAATATTCTCTATCACTTTCGTTAACAATCATTTTATCATTATTAACTTTATACCATTCACAAACATCTCTACTAAACCCCTGTGCTTGTGCTGCACCTCTCCAATCAGCTACACGTTCTTTTAAATACTTTTCTGGAACTTTTATACATTTAAATTTACCATCATTTTCTGGAATAATCCAATGTTGCCAATGATGTTTGTTTCTACTTTGATGATAGAACCAAGCCATATCAAAGTCAATATCACCTGTATCAGTGGCTTTATAATAACCAGTAGAATTTCTACGTTGTTTTTTATCACCATTAGGTTCATAAAAGAACTTCGCATATGGTATAAATTCTGATGGTCTAAACTTAGATAAATCATGTAACAATCCACGAACAGGCATTCCAAAATTACAACATTCTATAAATACATACCATTTATGTTCTAATACATATTTAAAATAACTAAAATACATTTTATATTTAATCATTAATAACTTTACCATCCAATTTAAATTCTGTAATTTTATAATGTGACATGATTTTATTCTCATTATGTTGTTGCCATTTAATTAACTTGTCTATATTATTAGTTCTTTTATCAACTATTATTTTTAATTTATCTTCATAACTTTTCAATAAAGTATTGTATTCTACATTATTAAAATCATTATAAAGATAAATACTATCAAATGTATTCTTTATATAATCATCTACAGATTTACAATAAGATTTATTACATAACATAAACTTATATTCATAACTAATATCTATATCAAATGTGAAATCTATATTAATGTTTGGAAGTAAACACGAATAATCAAAACGATTAATACGAAATGGTTTTTCAACGTTAATATTTTTTATTTTTGAAAATTTACTTATTAAATTTTGTTTTATTTCATTCGTCCATTTATTAAAAATGTTATTTTGTAATTTTTCAATATCACGTTTTATACCATAACATTCCTTATTGTAATCCATAACATAAATACAATCAATATGATTCTTATATTTTTCAACCATATCATTTAAAAAATTAGTCATGTTCACACTCATAAGTAACGTCAGCTATTACTTCTTTAATACTTCTAAAACATTCATAATCAGTTTCATCATAATTAAAATATGGATATTTTACACGACATTTTTCAGCTTTCAACTCACTAAAACACATACGATCTTTCATCCAACTTACTAATTCATCATAATTTTCTACAATACTTTCATAAAAACGTTCATACACAGAATCATTTCCAATTTTCACATAATAATTTGCAAAATGTTCAGCAACAGTTTTTGCTCTTACTTTATATACTTCATCCATTCTATACATTATATAAATATCATTAATCATCTTTATCGTTATCCTTACATTCTAATGTATATCGAAGTGTTCCATAATTTACAAAACGATATTTATCATATATAATATTATCGTTCTCTGGATTTATTATTAATGTAATTATATTATTACAATTATCACATGTTCTATGTATTTCTAATATATTATCATACATATTAAACGTGACAAAATCAACAACCCTTTCTTTACTAACAATAAATATGATAGGTTTTCCACATAATGGACATGTATTATTATTATAATATAAATCTGTTAAACTAATTGATACCATTTAATTCATCTTCTAATATTCTATCGATTCTATCAAAAGTTTTATCTAAATCATCATTAACTATGATATAATTATAATAACATGGATGAATATCAAATTTATTGACATCACGCTTAACACGTTCTTCACCAACACATTTTAATCGTTCATTAAAATCACGTTTAATTCTAATAGTTATAATGTAATAATCATCATCAAACTTATCAACCAATTCATCTAAACCGATTTCATCTATAACATATGTATTATATAAATTAACAGAATCCTTTGTAGCACAATATCTATTGTCTCCAAATTTTGTAAATGCTATCATATCATTTTTATCAATCTTATCAAATTCGTCTTTTGATAAGAAAGTATGTCCATCTTCATCATCATATCGTTTATCACGATCTGTAAATGATTTAATAGATGGAATATTATGATTCTCTTCAATATAATCAACAATAGTTGTTTTTCCACTACCGCTTTCACCAACAAGACAAAAAATAAATGGTTTTTTATTATAATTATCTACATAACTTGATATTGATTTCCAATTGATAATTTTGTTACCAATATTTTTATCGTCAATATAAATATCACCACTAATTTTTCTACAATCTGTTTCATATTTCAATATCATATCAAAATGATTATCATTAAAACAATGAAATTTAACATTGCTATCAATAAGAAATTTGTATGCAACCATTTCTGGTTCACGTGCTCTACATGTATTAATAATAATTATATGACCTTCATCATACCATCTATTAATAGTTTCCTTCGCTCCACGTCTAAGTGTTCCAGCATTCGGAAACGTAGAATTTACTATCGTTTCATCATAATCAATAACGATTATCATTACAAACCAATACCAATAATAATACCAACAACAAAAAATACCATTGTAAATACTGTTGAAAATATATACCATTCATCATTTTGTTTACATACAAATTTAAACCACTTATCATTCATTTTATTTGCTTCATTTATTAATTCATTATAATATTTTTTTGTAATTGTTACAGTTTCTTCTGTCATTTTGATAACCTCTTATTTTTAACACTTAAATATAACATTAATAACCACACAAATCCACTAAACGGTATTGCAGATAAATATAAACCTACACAATAATACATCACGTTTAATATAAATAAACATAATGCTGTTAAACTACATGTCCATATATTTAATATAACTTTATTGATATATACATCTTTTAATTGTGGTATTAACATAAATCCTAATAAAATACCAACTGTAGTTATTATAATATCATACATTTTAAATCTCCACTATAATATATCCATCTTTTGTTATTATCAATTCATCAAAATATTCTATATATATACCACATGATTCACCAAATACTTGAATCATATTTGGATTCTGAATCCTTATCTGTATAACATGTTTAACTTCATTTGTTAAATTTTTTTCTGTTGGATTCCAAGAATCGCCTTTATCATAAAATAAACCAATTAAAGATACTATTTTATTATCTTTAATGTTTATTCTTAAACGTGTTCCATTACAATATTTTTTCATAATAATCTTAAGATTTTCTTAAATGACAATGTTCAAGTTCGATAAGTTCTTCAAATAAATGTTCACTACATATATATGAACATGTTTTGTTGTGTGGATATTCATATGGGAATATACAATATAAACAATTCAAACATATCTCTACATGTGTATTAATACATTTATTGTTATTTATAACTATAGTTCTCCAAGAACCACCTTGTGAATCAAAAGAATACTTTTGAATTTTACCACAATGTTTACATGTTCTATATATTATTTCTCTATGCTCATGAGAATACCATCCATGTAATCCGATTTTACATTTTAACATTTAATCTCACTCTCTCCAATATATTCTTTGTCCTGTAAAATCCTTATATGCTAATTCAATATCACTTGATGGAATATCAATATCTTCTTTTCCATCTATGATCACTTTTCTAACTGTAATTCCACAAAGATATTCAGAATACTCCATCTTGTCTACGATTTCCTTACCATATTTTTCTTCAACTTTTGACCAAATAATATTTTCACCTGTTTTATAATTTATTTATTTATTTGTCATTTAATCTTCGTAATATTCACAAACAGAATGATATTTGTTATTTGATTTTCTATTTAAACAATCTCTAAGACGTTTTGCACACGGATTTAATTTCATATCATACCCACAGCATAATGCTTTACATGATTTCAATCTAACTTCTTTTATTGGATCATAATGTTTGCAATGTTCAATTTCAGTTTTCATAGTTCAATCTTCTTAGTATTTATACATCAATTGATTTTTTATTTGAAATATATACATCTATTCTATTATTATATCCATTTATAAAAATTTTGAATAATTTACAAACATATTTTCACCATCAATTTTGAAAAAGCTTGTCCATTTCTGTTTTAATTTGTTCCAAAATCAGTAGATCTTTAATCTCAATGTATTTTTTGGTCAGTTCTGAGATTTGATCATGTAATCTAACATCATTTTGATTTTTAAAATCAATTTTTCTAAATGGAATATTTGCTATCGGTTTTTCTGAAAATTCTACAATACTGCCTTTAACTATTCCATTATATCTTAACCAATCAAAAACATATTTGCTATTTAAAAATGCCAAAAGATAGTAAATACTTTCTTGTGTTTTTTCTTTTTTGAAGATTGCTGTTACATCTTGAGTTGGAAAAATGCCTTTATTAGCTAATGCAAATCTAAAATAATTTTTGTTTGAAATTCTCTCTTTACAGGGTACAAAAATTCTTTCAACATCTTTACTAAACAACTTAAAATTCCTTAGAAATACCCACTCCCAATAATTTATTTCCCGATTGTATTTGTATCGAGCATTTAACTTACTTTTATATTCTTGCAAATGGTTATAGAAATTGGGGAAATATTCTCTTAATTCATCTTCTGTTTTTATTTCATTAATAAAAATATAATCGGTGATTTCTTTATGATAATAAGGAACAAGATTTTTTGCTTTAACGACTTTTAATAAATGATTTTTTTCTTTTTCGTTTAATGCTAAAGAATTTATTTGAAATGCTTTATCTAAACCACTTACCAAACCATTTCCAATATCACAGAAATCCTTAATTAAATACAGATCTTCTGAATTTTTAATCCTGCATTTTTCTTTAAAATCATTTAGTTCATTGATTACACTCAATGGTGCAAGTATCCATGATTTGTCTTTTTTAAATTGTGGAATCTCTATATATTCTGTATTATCTTGCTTGATCCCACTTTTTAAATTGTTTAAGATATCTTCATTTAATTTTTTCTTTGCAAAATATTTTGAAAGTTTTATTTCCTTTTTAATAGGATTATTTGATTTTATATATTTAAAAATAATTAAAGATACGGTTGTTTTTTCAAACATTGGAGTTTCATTAAAATGATATATCTCTTCAAAATAACCGTTTTCAACCATATAATTACGAAGCATAATAGAATGTGTTGTATTTAGCCAATATTCTGGTGTAATAAAAATTAATTGCCCATTTTCATTTAGTAATTCAATAGCTTTAACTATAAATATCGAAGAATAATCACATAAAGCATTACAATATTCATTCCACAATTTATTTATAATCAATTCGTCTTTTAATTCGTCCTCAAGATTTTTCCACCGAATATAGGGAGGATTTCCAATAATTAAATCAAATTTTTGGAGTATATTTTCTGATATAAAACTCTTATTTCTTACCAGATCTAGATTTTTAATTAGTGATTCATCAATTTCATAAGCAATTATGTTATTATATCTCTTTTCTTTAAGTATATCTAAAAATATTCCCTCTCCACTACAGGGCTCAAGAATCTTAGAATCATCACTTAGATCGGCTAAAGAAACCATAAATCTTGCTACAATTTCTGGAGTCATATATTGGCCATATTTATTCTTACCATTAGCCATAGTTTTTTTGAGTTTGTTTAAATAAATCTCTTTTCTATTGTTATTTTCTCTAATTTTATTGTCAATAATTTCACCATCTATTTCTTCAAAACAATATATTTCATCCATTTTAATCACCAATCATATATACTAAACTTTGTTTGTTTAATATATAAGTATTCTATCAATAATATATATGCTATACTATTATTTAAAGCTATCAACTTATTTTTACGTGTTTCACTTTTATTTATAACTGAATAACCACAAAAAAATTTATGTAATTGTTCTGGAATGTATATAACATCATTAATATTTATATGATGCCCAATAGAATTTTCAAATCTATCATTTAATTCATTATATCCAAAATTTCTTCTACGTCTATTAATATGCTTCATTACTATTCTATGACCATGAACAGAATTTCTATATGCTTTATTCTTATCATGATTATATTGTTTAGTTCCATGTTTTCCATGTCTATAACAAGGATTACCTTTGCCTTTATAATTTATACTCCTCCATTTATTCCAACATTCTATTGAACAAAAATGATTATTCTGTTTCTTTGCTATGGATTGTTGTATTTGGTATTTTTTCCCACATTGAGAACAAGTAATGTCTACTCGTTTTCTTAATGCTATTCCTGCACATTTCTTACTGCAATATTTTTCATATCCAGATCTAGGAGTGAATGATTTATAACATATTTTACATATTTTCGGTGGATGTGATAAGAACTTAATTCGACAATTGTAATGTTTTTTACAAGACATATTACAAAATTCTGGGTTATTTTTTTTATATAAATACAGTGATACAAAAAACTCTTTCCCACAGTATTTACATTTCTTATATACTCCATTAGTATTTCGTCCATACATAACCCCATAGACTACTCTATGTCCATCTACATATTTAGGAATACTCTTTATAATTTTCATATTTCATTACCAAAGCAATCCCACCCAACAGTTTCTTGTCTTGCAAACAATTCTATACGAGGTAAATCTCCACATAATTTTACTATCCTTTCTCTTGTTTCATCTGGTTTTTTGGAATGTCCTTCTAAATGTGATATTATAACAGAATGTATCCCTGCATCTATTCTCTTAGGTTTACCTTTTGTTGCAATAAGACACAATTCTGGGTTTGATCTAGTCCAATTACCCATACCCATAAACAAAGTATCAGATATTTTATTTTGTTTAATCCATGTAAATCCACATGTTTTATATTTAAAACCCCATGATTTTATTGTTTGTAATCCTTCTGCAAGCATTGGCATAGTTACCCATATAAATAAAATACAATTCTCAGAAGATATATTTTGTATTGGTAAATTACAAATATCTTCATGTGTCATTAAATCATATTTATAACACGCACCCCGTTTACCTGCATTTGCTTTATCGTTGTAAGTCCATGCAGGATCGGCGTATATTATATCATACTTATTTGTTATATTAAAAATATCAATAATCATTTTAGTATCTCTTTAACCAACCAAACAAGCTGTATTTCTGGTGTTGAACCAATCGCCAATCTATAATCACATTCAGCTAACAACTCAATGTATTTTAAGTTGTTGTCTTTTAAGTATAAATTACACATATCACATACAACCTGTCGATGATTAAGTGTTCTATCGTATGATAATTTTAATGCTATCTTTTCGTCTTTTTCTTTTAATGCATCATAGATAAGTTTAGATACATTATTATTATACCTAATATCTCCAGATTCTAAATCTACTATCATAGAGCGTATATCTGGATAATGAGCACCAATAAGCTCAGTCATTTCAACATCATGTATCTTAATATTCTCTTTTTTACGAATATAATTTAATCTACTTCTAATTTTATCAATATCTGGCATAGACATATCTATGATACGACATCTAGATTTTAATGGATCAATTATTTTATGAATATTATTACATGTAAATATAAACCTACAAGTTTCTGATGATTCTTCTATAAGATTTCTTAACATATCTTGTGCATCTTTTGTCAATCCATCAGCTTCATCAAAATGAATAATTTTAGGAACATCTGCATTATATGGAATCGTTCTTACAAACTCTTTAACTTTTCGTCTAATAACATCTATACCACGTTCATCAGAAGCATTTAAATACATCATCTCTGAATCTAATATACTTGTAATTAACTTAGCTAATGTCGTCTTACCTGTACCGGGAGATGTTGATGTTAGTATTAAATTAGGCAATTTAAATGGTTTATTTTCAACACATTCTCTTATAAACTTAACATTATCATCAACATTATAAATATACTCATCAAAAGTATTCGGTCTATATTTTTCTATTAATAATTTATCATCATTCATTTTGTTTAGCACTCTCAAAGTAATCATATAAATCATATAATGATATTTCTTCATGACATTCTTTACATCTTATATAATCATAACCAACTTCATAATTCCAAAAATCAAACTCAGAATTACATTTAGGACAACTTAATTTGTGAACATCTATAGAAAAAACATTAATACATTCATCTAATTCAGACATTAATATATTTAATGAATAATAATACTTATCATAAAAATATATTCCATTTCCAGAAATTATAATTGTATAATACATATCTATTTTCTTCTATGTGCATATCTATGTCCATTTGCACATAACAATACACATTTTTTAAGTTCTTTTTTAACTAAAGGATCATTTAAATTGTAACCTTTGGATGATATTGTAAATTTCTTATCTTTAGGAACAAGATGATGAAATTCATAAACATGCAATGTATCTAGTGAAAGTTCCAGTCCACATAAAGCACATCGACCACCTTTATATAATATACATTGAATTTTAGCTAAACGTATTCTTGAACGCTCATATTTATTCTTACAATCTTTACAAGTGTATCTATATCCAGTAGATTTGCTACGATCTTTTCTAAATTCTGTTATATGTTTTGTTTTTCCACAAACTTCACACGTTCTATACAACTCTGTTTTTGTTTGTTTCATATTGAAATTACCTTTAACATATTATTTACGTTCACATCTACCACATACCTGTAATTTAAAATCACTACATTTACTATTAAATGTCATTGTATCTACAGCATTTTTTAATTTATCCCATTTTTTAGTTGCATTAACAATATCACGTTTTTTAATTTCCCATTCTTCATATCTATTAAGTTTTGGATTAAAACATGATGTATGTGTAACATTATATTGATTTTCTGTTACATCATTAAACATTATACTATAAAATGCTAATTCTTGTCGTAACTGTACATCTTTAAATGTATTTCCAGTTTTATATTCAACAATCATAAGTTCATTTTCATCTTTATTAATCCAATCAATACGATCTATATACCCTCGAATTTTAAGATTCTCACTTTGACACCACAATTCATTAGCAAATGGAACAAAATGTTCATAATCTAATGTTGCATATCTCTCATCTTCTTTACATAAAAAATTTAAACACATATGTTTCTCATTCTCAGCAAAGTTTTGTGGTATGGTTTCTTGCCATAAACTCGTTGGTATCTCATCAATATGTTTAAAAAACGTATCGAAATAATCGTGTATTCTAGTACCTAAAACCATTTGATATGTTGGTTTTTGTTTCTCTTTTAATATATACTGTTTAAAGTATTGTATCGGACAAAAATCATAACTAAAAATTTGAGATTTTGTCATATATTCTGGAGAATTTACATCACCATAATCTTTTTGTTCACCATCTATTGTAATTAACATATCATCACACAATTCTAGGAGCTAATATATATTCAATATCAAATAAATCATCATGCCCACTTAAAATTAATGGCATATCATTTCCAAACTTAATATTTACTGTTTCAAAATGCTTCAATCCTGCTGAAATATCATTTATAAACTCGTATGAATATGATGACACAATTTCGTTTACTAAATCATCATTAGTATTCTCTATATCTATTCTCCATTCATACAAATCATTTTCATCACTAACATTAACCAACATACAATCACTAAGCATAGTAAACTTTACACGTTCATTTACATTATTAATACTCTTTATTGCATTATAAAACTGTTTATTATCTAAATTAGCATCAACAGTTGTTGGTATCGTTGGTGGACTTCGTTCATCATTTAAATTTTTAAACAATTTAATATCCAAATGCATATTTCCACATTCAAATGATGCTACTTGTTTTGTCGTTGTAACATATATATTATCTTCTTTACATTTATTTATAAAATCTTTAACTTTTGATAAATATAAATATACTTTATCGATATCGGTAGCATTTAAATTTTTAAAATAATCTACTGTTACAAAACAAACTTTCGATGTATCCAATCCTTCAACATGTAACTGTTCAGAACCTATATCAATCTCACATTCAAATAGGGTTGGATTTAATGCACCAATAAATATTTTAAAATCATTTTTATTTACAGTAAATTCAACCATTTAATTACTTACCTTTTGGTTTAACAAAACTGGTAGATGTTGGTTTAGCTTCTTTAGTCTTTGTAGTTACTTTCTTATCTACTACCTCTTTCGTTTTAGATGTATCTGTCAACTCTACATTAGTATTATCATCTTGTTTGTTATCTTTTTCTACTTTAACAATACCTTCAGACTGTTCTTCACCATATACTACGAAATATGATGAATTTGCAATATTAAAAACGAACCTTGCTACCTCTGTGGTTTTATTCTCAGAACCTACAATTGTTAAGACATTTGTACGTTCATTATAATCATATGATACTGGTGATACAAACTTTATAAGTGTTCTGTTTAAATGTACTTTAATAATAATCATTTTTATTCTCTCCTACTTTAACGTATGTAAACGTATTCAATCATTATTAATACCTTCAAGTTTAACAATAACAACATCTAAATTATGTTCTTTCGCTAATTTAATCATGTTATTAGTTCCACGACTATTTTCATATGGAAATGCTATTAAGTAATTGCCATATTCTGCCATAGACTCATTACGAATTATACCTGCTCCTCTACCATGTTGATTCCACATTGCAGGGAAAGATATTTGTTTTATATCATTATTATATGCATATTGTGCCGCACACAAATCTACACCACGTGCTCCACCTTCTACAATTTCAATGATATTAAACCTTTCTTTTAATTTATTTATCTCAGATGCTATAAATTCATAATTTTTGAAATCACGTGATCCAGAAACTATTAATTTAATATCTTTTTTATCTTCTGTCATATTAATTCCACGTTCTATGATATTCCGCAATATGTTCTATACCATCATATTCTTCTATTTCCCATTCAACATCATCAGGAATTTCTATAATTTTTAGTTTTGCATTTCGTCCATTAGATGCTTCTCCAAGTTCTTTAATAACTTTAATAAGCAATGGATCGGTTCTAATAATGCTATATTCACTAAAATAATTATTATTTAACTCTCTTCTACCATCATCCATATTAAGAACTTTTCCTAGATATTTTGTAGCAATATGTGTGCATAACCCACATTCAACGTCCATATCAGTATCAATACGATAACTATTTATTGTATAATCAGTAATATAAAAATAACATTCTTTCTCAATTAATTCAAAATATCTTTTTATAGCTCTTTTAGATAATCCAAAACCACCATAACAAGTATTTAATACTATTTCCATTATTCCCATATCCTACATTTTTCAAATATTCGATCTCCATAATCCTCTCTACGATCTATAAACCATTCTACATCATCTGGTATCTCTACAACTTTAATATTATTATAATAAGAAGATTTATCACCACAATACTCTACTGCATTTACTAAATCTGGATGACATCTAACATTATTGATGTGATTATAATACATATCATAAATATACTTTCCATCAAAATACAACCCACAATCATCACAATAAAGTAATGTATCTATATCATTATCTTCTGTTACATCTTCTTTTATTAATAATACGCTATTACATTCTACTAAATATTGTAATACATCTGGTGATACTTGAAAATCATTTCTATCTGTCTTTATAACAATTTTTGTCATTTTATAACCTACATATATGCTAAGAGACTGCATTGTCCTTTTAATTCATTTATATCCCATTTCATAACCTTAAATAATGTGTCATACTGATAGATTAATAGTTTATCAGCCATAGTAATTATATCCGGTTTATAACCTTCAGGAAACTTTTCTGCAAATGATACTACATTTGTTGGTGGATTACCTTTTGGTCTAATTCGTTCATTGACGTAAATATATTTAATTTTATCACGTTTAATATTTTCACCACAAAAAGCATTAGCATAGATAGCACCACGAACATGTATCGGTATAGTATCTATATATTCAGATATGTTTTTACTCATACCTTTTGGTATAGCAATTTCTTCTGGTGTATATTTTCCATGTGTAATATCATAATACATCATCTTAACTTGTTCTTTAGCACCATCATATTTACCTAACAAAATCATTTTAAATATATCCTTTTGAAAGTTACGTAATATATTTGGAGTATCACTTCGTTTCGCATTAATACCTTTAAAACATAACTCTGGTTCTAAACGTAAATCAATACCATCTTTATAATATGCTATACCAAAATATCTCTTCTTTGCCGCAGAACCATCACGTGCAGGAAGTGTAACAAGTGTTTGATACAACTCTTCAAATTCTAATTCTAATTGATTAAACTTAGAGTTTCCCCACATCTTATCACACCAATTTGAATTAGTATCATTTATTTTTTGTGCAAGCAATTTTGCTTCTTTAACTCTATCTGAATATGTAGATGTTTTTAACTTAACATATATAGAATCTGTATCGCCTAATATTGGTTTATAATTTAAATTTAATACAAAACTTTCCATGTATTCATTATATTTTCTACCAAAATATGTTACAGATTTACCAACATTTCTATTATATAATCTAAATACTTTAAGTAATAAAACACCATAAATTGAATTAATTAAAAATTTACATACAGTCTGAAGTGTATCATATTTAGCATATTCATTAGAATGCACAGAATATTTATTGCGTTCTTTTTTATAGACAGTTCTCAACTTCCACAAATCTTCTACAATAAGTGGCACGAACCCTCGTTTATCAACTCTAAAACATATATCATCAACTTTACATATTGGAATGTTATTTTCATTCGCATATTGTTCATTGATAAGTGTTTCTGGAGACATATTACATGTTACAATTGCAGTTGGGTACAAAGACATGACATCTAATGCCGCTATACCTTTATGTATACCAATTATAGGAATTAATACTCTCGCACCTTCAATTGATGCTTCGTCTTCATTACCTTTATTTTTATTTGGCAAAACTATATTAAGCTTCTTTGCATATTTAAGTGCATAGAAATCTAATACTTTACTATTCCATAATAAATCATTCCAATTACAGAAGGTCGTTCGTCTAATAGTATCTAAGTAATCAGTAACACCTTTCTTATTATCTATACCAACCATGATATAAACATCTTTTAGGTTATATTTAGAAAATTTATCTAAATTATTTTCCCACATATCACCAATCTTTTCTTCGTGATACATCTTACCTATACCCAATTCAGCTTCACCAACTGCATTGAGTGCATATGATTCTAGCTCTTGTGTAGATAACTTTCTGTGAGCCTTCATTAAATCCAACCATGCACGTCCTAATGGAAAACCAGAGCGTCTATCTGTTTTTTCAATTGGTGATAATTTAGACGTTTTCAATTTTAACCTTTTCATTCTGTTAAAGATGTAAGGATAATCAAACCCACCTTCTTTTTTCCAATTTTGTGTTCCACCATTCCACGCATAAAATATATCAAAATCTAATTTGATTACCAAATCAACAAATGTTCTTAACATCTGCTGTTCTTTTTCACATTCAATATAATTTACATTTATCTCATCTTCATCTAAATCAAAGATACGTTTTTCTATACGTTCAGTGGATGTTGGAGACGTTACTAATATAGTATAATTGTCTGTAAAGTTATCATAAAAAGCTATAGATAGAATCGGTTTATCTGCTTTACTAATATCAGGAAACCCATCACGATCTTCTGTTTCAATATCCAAATAACATATTCTGATTGGTTCTTTTTCAATTGTATCATACGTATCAATTAAATATCTATTTGCATGTAAAACATCACTTTCGTAAGTCTTTTTATATTTCTTCTTTTCAGTAAATAATGTATATTGATTTTCACATTCTATTTTATCTAATGTATCTCCGAAAAGTGACGTATAATTTCCGTCTGGAGAATCAATATAAAAGTATGGTTTATAAGTTACTGTTTTCTCATATCTAGTTTTATCTTCATTTCTACCACGAATTAATATATCTCTATCCAAAGACTCGTAACTTAACATCACCACACCACATACAGAGTTTACGTTTAAACTTTTCAATATAAGTTAACTTTCTAATATTTGTTTTATAATTAGGTATATTATCTTCATCAAACTCAATAGTCCACGTTATTTTAAACATATCGTCAGCATCAGATATTAACGGATCTGTAAAAACATATCTAGATAAACATTCATATTTATTATCAGACAATTGTCATACCCGTCCTAGCACAGAAGAAATCTTTAACCTTTTCATATGTAGGTTCTTCAACTGTTAATCCTGCAAGTGTATGATCATATCTACAACGTTTAATAATAAATGTGCGTTTACCATTCATCATTTTAAGTTCTCCCCAAACATCAACCCAACCCGGAATCTCACCTTGCCATCTAGGATTATACACATCAGGTATAATACCACCAGAATTATCATATGAAGGATATGATCTTCCAGTTATAATTACATTCCAACCAGTCATTCTAAGATTATCTCTAAGTTCAGAATGACGTTTATTAATACGACCATATTCAGTTCTAATCATTTTTCCAGTATTTTTACTACGAACCAAATCTGTCTGTTCTGTAAGCCAGTTATTATATCTAGCCCACAAATTAGTATCAGAATCTATAACTATTGTAGCTTTAATATCTGGATTTGCAATAGCATAATCTTTAAGTGTTGATATAATATTCTCAACTTCATTAAGAATATCATCTGAAGTCATAGCTTTCTTCCTTTCTTTCATCATTTCTACTACATCAAAGATATATAATCTATCTTTAACATCATCAGGAAATTTCTCAACAACAGTTCTACTTTCACTCTCAATATCAATAAAGTAGATATCACCCTTTGGTGTTAAACTAAAGTGTGTTTTTCCACCATCTTCTTTTGATGCAACACCCAATTTAAATCCTCTAATTGGTGGAAGTTCTTTGGTTGTTTTAAACAACTTATGTAATTCTTCCACTGTCATTGTTGCTTTTTTTGACGCAACGGTTCTTGAACTTGTTAATGCCATTTATCTTAACTCCAAATTTATTCTATAAACATTCCACCAAGCTTGTTAGCAATAGATGCTACATCATCTGTATCTGGATTACGAATCACACCACAAAGTGCAATTGATTTTCCGTAACCACCATATCCATCTTTAACGATTCCAATAACAATTACTTCGTTGCATTCATTAATATCATCAAGATATGATTCTATGTCTGTATTAAATGATACAAATCCACTTACAGCATTAAGACTGTCATCATTACGTAATAGTAAGAATGGAGAACCTTTCTTCGTCTTCGGTTTTCCTGAAACGTCAGCAATAGTAATAATTAAATCCCATTCTTTTTTATCTTCAATATCATTAAGTGGAACTGATTCATCAAAATCATCTGCAAACTGTAATACGAAATCCCATAATTGTGTAGCTGTCATTGAATCAATATTAGTAATACCACCTTTATTTGTAAATATTACTTTATTATTAACATTATTAGTATTAATTTGATATTCAACACCAATCGCAGGATCAATATCACCCACAACTTTACGTAATTTACCATCTATAATAAAATATGCTTCTCTCTGAAAACGTGATTTAAATTCTTTTCCAAGATTGAAGTTTTTCATTGTTCCAGCATTATCAATGAACTCTCTATTATCAATAGGAATGACTACAGGTTTTCCATCTACAAATTCCTGTTCACCTTCTTTATCAAATGAATACTCAATGAATCCTTCTGTTATAGCAACCTGATAATCATTGTTATCTGTAAATACTTTCTCAGCATATTTTAAGTTATTACGTCTTAACTTCTCAGCATCATCTTGTTTTTGATTAAATCCAATACAAACACCATCGATCTGTTCATTGGGTTTATTATCACTTGAAGGTTTGTATTTAATGCTTTTTGATACAGCAATATACAACACGTTTTCAATTCTACTATCAGTATATTCAGAAACATCTACATCTTCTAGAAGTTTCTCATATGCCTGTTTAACTCTCTCTGTTGCTACTGCTTCGTCAAGCTCTCTTGCAACCAGTCTTACAACTGTCTTTGTAATTATTTCTTCTTTCATTTTACACCAAATTTGTTGTTCTTGTTATACTATACATTGGTTTTCTGAGTATATATAACTAACTCAAAAAAATCGTAAATAAGTTAAATATACTTTTATTTACATTTTCAATAATAATGAGCGCAATTAATTAACATTCAAAATATTCAAATTCACATATTTTATCATCAAAAACTTCTACATCTTTCATGGTATCAGCATATAAAGATGTCTCATACCATTTATTTAACTTTAATATATATTTATCAATATACATATTATAAAGCTCTCGTTTATTAATATCATCTTTATACTGTTTATATAACTTAATAGTTAAGTTGTTTTTAATTTTTTTGATTGATGTATTAACATTTATACGTTTATCATAAACATTGACACATTTAACAAAATCAATATTTGTAAAGTTATCAATAATATCTTGTTGTATTGTTTTAACATCATTAAATACTTTAGAACCTAATGTAAATACTAAATTTTTTATATGATAAACATAACCATTATCATATTCAAATTGTAAATCTGTGTTATATTCTAAAAATCTATAATTATTACTAATCTCTACAGCTATATCCAAAAGTGTTTCATGTTGTTTATCAACAAGATTACTAAGTTCTGTGTAGTAATCATTTAAATATTCAACAGAATATTTATTTTCACGTTTATAACATTCTTCAAAATAAATATCATATAACTTATCTATTTGTTTAACTATTTCATTGCACATTTATTTAATTCTTTACATAACATTTTAATTACTTGTTCATCATCTTTTTCAATTTTTATATATTGCAATGGATTAATTATATTATCACAATCACTTCCATCATTAATACAAAAACCATTTGTTTTCATAGTATCACAATTATTGGGTTTATAATCTATTCCAGATGAACCAGATATATATTTAACTTGATATTCTACAATATCACGATTGAAATCTGGTGATGTATTGTATATATCTATAATATCATCTATACTCATACCAATCGTGTTCATAAATGCTGTTAATGTAAAACGTGCATTGTGTGGTAAATTATCTCCTCGTTGAATAGCTTTTATCAATGCTCTCATACATGGAGGAAAATCTGTAAATCCATCACAATCATACGATTTATTACATATCATATTACTTGAACTTTTAACATTTGGTAATATATTTTTAATAATTTCATTTGGAATACTACCTTTTTGTATTGGTAAATAGTTTAATATCTCATTCTTAACAACATTAAATAAAAATTCATTCATAAAATTAGAATCTATTAATATATTTCCATTTAATATATTCTGATTTATAACTTTTAATCTTTGTTCTTTTATTGGAGACATAACAGATAAATAACATGCTAATGATACATTAAGTATTGGATATTCATAACCAAAATTATTAAATACCAACTCTTTAACAACATCATCTTCTAAAGACATAAGATATATAAACTTATTACGTTCATATTCTATGAATTTAGATTTCAATTTATTGTTATTTATTGATGATATCAATATCTTAACTAATAAAAAAGACATTACTTCAATGAATTTATCATCTGTAATTTTGAAAGTATAGTTTTTATTATTAATATCTTTAATAATTTCTGTTGCATGTGAAAGTATTATTTTATCATTTAGAATATCATTTAAAGTATATCCACTATTTATAATTATATCATCTGCTTCTTTAAGATATGGATAGTTACATAGATATAACTTATGCATACGATTACCTAAACTTCTATAATTTTACTACCCATATAATTGTTTTCAAATGGATAACCATATGGATTATTTACTATACGTGTATCATTGTATAATATATCAGCACAATCATGAGTATGACCACAAGCCCACAATTTAATTTTATGTGTTTCAATATTAAGATATTGTTGTGCTTCTTTACACCAATAAAACTTATTCATATCATATTCATCTTCAGCATCAGTATATCGTAACATCCTTTTAATAGGAATATGATGAGAAATTACAATATCGACATTGGCATTAATATTATTAAAGAATGTCTTATTTTGAAGTGTATAATAATCTTTTGTGACATTAATATAATTGAAATCGTTTAATGCATATATTTGTGGATATATCTTAGTGTTTTCAATAGATTCGACTGATTCATTAAACCACATTGTTCCACCATATATTAAAGTATTATCAACTTCTACACATGTATTCTCAATTAATGATATATGATCTAAATCCATATCCCTAACTTTATTAAATGCATCCATTGGTTTACTATGATATAACTCATGATTTCCAAATACATATAACACTTTAGATTTAACATTGTTATCTAAATATTTAATAATTTTAGAAGTATTTTTATGAGATATAGATGTTAAATCTCCAGCAATTATATGTAAATCACAATCAATATCAATTATTGTTTCATTTAAAATGTTACACGCTTTTTTAACATCATAAAAATCTAAATGTAAATCACTAATTAAATTAATTTTCATAACATACAACTTCCATAATTACTTCATGATCATGGTGATATTCATAATCTGCTGGATTACCACCATTACATGTTAAAGGATGACCTGTTAAAGATAATAGATAAGTCTCATGACTAACTTTTTGTAAACGACCACATTCAGGACATCTAAGAAGTATCATAATCGTTCTACCATTTCAACAAATATATAACCATCTTTTAATACAGATACATCTTTTAATTCATTGATAAGTCTAATATCAAATGGTTCTGTTATTATATGAAAACCATGTGGTGAATCAATACAATCTATAACTTTTATATTATATTTTTCACAGAAACAATATATATTAACCAAATATAAATACTTATCATTATCAACATCTAACATAAAATATTTTTCAGCACGAGCTTCTCCACTCATTAAACATGTTTTCCACAATGAATCTATTCTATAATAATACTTATCTAAATCATCTATAAGTTTATGTCTAAATAATTTATTGGCTTTTTCAAATGAACGTTTATTAACCGTTTTATATATTCTATATGTAAGATTTTCAGTTTTACATATTGAACGTAATACATTTAAATCTGTATCATAATCACGTATAATACGTCTATGTACATGTTTACTACCAATCATATTAGGATTATCCTTTTTACGAGCAATAGCTACAAATACATGACATGTATCTGCAATAGGAATTATTTCTCTATCATTTGATGACATGTTTATTGTTACTTCCATAATTATAAACTTTTAATTTATCTTTATCAAGTTCATTTATAATTTTATCTCTATTATACGTTTTCTTAACTTTATCAATAATACGTCTTTTAGACGATCTAGATTGTTTTGACATATATTTACATTTTATTACTTAATGTTGATACAATAGGTAATGTGATTATCGATGTACAAAATCCTAATAGAGCACCTATATCAACAAGTTTAATATTAACAATACCAAATGCTAACAATGTATCTAACATCCACGAACCATACGGAGATATATCTATAATAAATCCACCAAATGCACCTAATAGTATCATAACAAATATACCAATGATATAACATATCAATACTAATGGTAACATTAATATTCCTAATCCAATTGTTTTTAAAGTCATAATATCACTTATATATGATGTTTAAATATTTATTATTCTCATATTACCATGTAATAACTTACTAAGGAGGTTTAAGTATAATTAATTATATTTAGCATGTAAATTATTAAAAATTGCTAATTTTAATATTCATGGACGTTATTTATTTATGATTTTATAATCGTATCTAAGTAAGTTATGATTTCATTTTTAATTGTATATTTTGAATCAATTTTATATTTAGGTGCATATTTATATAATGATGTTAATGTTACTTTATACTCTTTATTAAATCGTATATCATTCATTATTTTTTCAGATTCTTCGTCAGTAATATATTTATTTACTAAATCAAATGGAACTTTTCCAATTTTTTTAATTAATGCTGTTTCTTGTTCTATTAACGATGTTATATTTATACTTCTTTTTGAATTTACAATTTTTTTAGTGTGAACCGAATATTTACCTATTGTATGATGTTGTGTTTTCTTTCCAGATTCAATCACAACTTTATATTCATCTTCTAATATTTTACATCGTTCATCTATCTTTTGAGATGTTTTTTGAAGTTCTTTTATTGTTTCTCTAATGTTATACGCTGTTTCATATGGATTGTTTTCTGTCATAATTTCACCGATAAATAATTTTAAAATGTGTCGAACAGGATTTGAACCTGTGATCTCTTGCTTATCAGACAAGTGCGTTAACCAAACTACGCTACCAACACTAATAGGCATAACAGGACTCGAACCTGTGACGTATTGATTATAAACCAATCACTCTATCAACTGAGATATATACCTTCAAAAATAATAATCAACATACTTTATAACTTGTTATTATAGGACAATAAACTCCTTTATGTGTTGTTACAATATATTCATTTCCAATTATTAATTCACAATATAACTTCTTATCATTAAAACTCATTGAACCAATGTTAGTTTCTATGCATTTACTATTAAAATCTTTATCTAAAATATTTACTTTATAAATTTTCTCTACATATTTACAATCATTATCACAACATCCACATACAAATAAAAACAACAACAATATTATAATTATAATAATTTGTTTCATAATACTTCCTATAGGATTTGAACTCTAATTAAAAATCCCAATATATATCATCATGTTTAATACATTTATAACTAAATGTAAAATGAGATTTACCATCAATGTCCATTACATAACCATCATTATCCTTTAAATACTTACATCTTTTACCATTAGCAAAACATGTTGTATCACAATTATTTCGCTTTGATAATTCATTATCTACTTCATCAACGAAGTTGTCATATTTTCTTTCTCTCATAATACTCATAATTCCTTATTTGTTGTGCATTCTCTACATAAATATTCCCAAATATCATTTTCAGGATCTATTTGTTTTGCTCTTGCTACACCTTCATATAAATCATCATATGATATAAATTTACCACAAGCACAACATCTTATTTGTTTTTTATTGCTCATTTTTAAATTCACTCTCCAATCTTAAATATAATTCTTTTAATTGTTTTTTTGATAATACCAATTTATAATCTGAATAAAATGTAGTATCATTTATTATTGCACATGGTTGATTATATGTTATAGTATAGTCATCACTATCACATGATTGTAATCTAATCTATTTCATAATGCTCCATATGGGAATTGAACCCATGTCCTCTGATAGAAAGTCAGAGATGATTGACCGCTACACTAATGGAGCTAATAATTTGTTTTAAATAAACTTTGATTTAAGTCTATTTATGATATCTACAGCTTTAACACATTCAATCATTTCAACGCTCGATGAATTTTTTTTATCACATATACGATTGTTGCAAGATTTACCTATAAATATCTCTTGTGTATTCATATCAACTTCAAATGCTACTTTATCTGAACTTATATTGTTAGAGTTACTAAATATATCATCTATAATCTTTCTCATTAAACTCTTCTTCATATTGAGTATAATACTCATCAAGTTGATCTTTTCTGTTGTAAATACCACCAATTAATGTTGAGAATAGTATGCTAATATACTCAAGATCTGACATTCTCCTAACATCATTTACTGAAAATAACCCCTTTTGTCCATCAACATTTTTAATCACCCATTTTTACTATTTTGTGTTCTCCATTTGCCAAAGGTAAAATAAACGCTTTGTGCATTTCGTTGTTGTGCTTCAATATTTTCTCTAAGG